CGTGGCCCTTGACGCTCTTGCCGCCGCCGGTGACGTCGATGGTCGCCGTGAGCTTCGTATCGACGGTGACATCGCTGGCGACGTGCAGCGTGGCGCCGAGGTCGGTGGCGTCGGTGACAGAAAGCTTGCCGATGATTTTGGTGTTGCCGGCGAAGGTGAAGCCACCGGATGCCGTGACATGCGACTGGCCGCCCTCGGGCAGCGTCGCGGTGAGCTGATGCGACTCGGGGTCATAGCGAAAGACGGCGCCGTCAGAGAACGTGGTGACCTTGGCCGTGGCGCTGCCGGCAGGGCGCGGTACCGCGTTGGAGTAGATGGCCGGATGCACGACACCGCGCGCGGTATCCCCGCCGGGACAGAACACCATCACCTGCTCGCCGATGCTCGGGTCCCAGCCCGTGCTGGCGTCACCGGCACGTTCCACAAACCACGGCATCGGCCGCGTCACCAGCGCGCCGGTCTTTACCGTGCACAAGCCCGCGTCATGATCGACGGAGGCGATCGTGCCGAAGCGCAGCAGGTTCTGCAGCAGACGCAAGATTTCGACGAGCTGATCCATGCCGGCATGGTGCGGATGCCGTGCGCGCGAGGGCTAGGCGCGGCCGATGTACCAGTGGGCTGGTACATCGATAAACGGCCTGTCGTGTAAAAGCGGTTCCGCTCTCTCGTCGAATGTCCGCTTAGACCGAGCCGTCCACGCTGCAGTGAAGCGTGATCGTTGTCGTCGACAAAACCTGCCCCGTTGAAGCATTGCGGAATTGAATGGTGAGCGCACCGCTCTGATCTTTGGAACCGCCTTGGAATCCTACCGTTTGCGCTAAGCCTGCTTGCTGCGCCGCGCTGCAGGACAGCCAGTTCGATGCACTGCCAAAGCTCCCGCTCGTTGTGCCTGACGACTGCTGCAAGGTCCACGACCCACTGAAGGCGACTTGCACGGCCGAGACGGCCAGCCCGAAGGTGTTCCATGTGCCGGAGGCGTTGACCGTGTTTCCCGCAGGGGGATTACCGGATGCGGCGGCGTGTGCGCGGTAACCCGTGACGTTATATGTGCCGTCCGCAGAGACGTTGAAATAAATGTTCGCTTGAGCCGTTTGCCGATTAGCCGCGACATCGCCAGCGTTATATTGCTTGCCGTTGATGGGCAGGCTGTAGACGGCCGTTCCCTTGGTGGTCCATCGCGGGCCGTTGTCGACGCCGGCGCTGTTGCGGTAACCGAAACTCGGTCCTGGTGTTCCGTAGGGTGCGGCGGCGTATTTCAAACCCACCCCGTTCGATAGACGAAAGTTTTCGGCTTGCGGCCCATCACCCACGATGTCGGTATCAAAAAGGTTGTCAGCATCGACAGCGGCGCCATTGCGATAGCCCGACATCAGCTGGCTGCCGTTTCCGATACCGGAGCAGACATGAGTGATGCCGCGGCAGCGGCTGCATGCGCCGCGATGACCGCCGCACGCTCGTTGTAGAGCGCGTCATACGCCGCCTTGATGACCAGCGCTAAGCCTGCCGTCGATACCTGCGACAAGTCGGCACCAGTTACAGGGTCGGTACCGACACCAAAGCAGCGCGGTGCAATGTCCGCAATGGTGACCTGCAACACGTCGTAGTCGCCGTTCAATGGCTGATACGCGTTGTTGACGAACAGACTTTCGCGCGCCTGAAAGGAGACCACGCCACTGCCGGTCGATGGATCGTAAAGGAGGTGGGTTTGCTCGGCGATCATCTCGGCCGTGATGCCGTTGGCGATGGTGCGAACGCGTGCATTGGGTGTCATGCGTGTAATGCCTTTGGGTTTATGCGTGGAGTGCGTCGACGCGTGCGGAAAGCTCTTTGATGGCTTGAATCAATACAGGTGTGATCTGCGCGTAATCCACGGTCTTGCGACCGGCGCCGTCTTTGCTGACGGCCTCGGGGATCAGGGGTTCAAGTTGTTCGGCAATCACGCCCAGACGACGGCGCCCATCGGGGTTATATGTCTTTTTGTAGACGTAACTGGCCGTCTCGATGGCGCACACTTCAGCGAGCCCGGATCGGACGCGTTTGAATTTTGTTTTCAGCGCCTTTGAGGAGCCCACCTGAAATCCGCCGGTGGCGTAGCACGTGCCTTGCAGCGCCGGGTTGGCGACGCCTTCATGGATGATGCGATAGGCGACAGCGCCATACGACCAGCCACCGATCTTCATCACGTTGTCCGTGTCCAGACCGAAGTGGACGCCGCACTGACCCTCGCGAATGAAGGACATCGTTGCCGACGCGCTGTTGTTGGCGGCGTTGCCGATTTGCAGGGACGTATTGCGGTCGTTTCCACTGCTACTGATGGATGAAATGTTCGGCGGCGCGCCAGATGAGAAAATGGTTCCGGCCGTGCTGTTGCTGTTGCCGCGTAGAATCGCCGTCTGATTCACCCAGCTTTCCAACGCGACGTTGCCCATATCGGTCGCATCGATAGTGACCTTGACCTTCGAACCACTCCATCCGATTTTTACAGCGTTACTCAACTGACCCGTGCCGGTGCCCTGCTGCACCGGCGTGAAGCCGAGTGAGTTCTGCTTGCCCGCCAGCGCCTTGGTCATCGTTGCGGCAAAATTGGGGTCATCGCCCATCGCATCGGCGAGTTCTTTTAGCGTATCGAGTGCGCCGGGTGAGCCGTTGATGAGCGCGTTCACGGCCGCGGTGATCTGCGTGGTCACCGCCGTCTGCAGCGGCCGTGCATCGAGTGCGGTCTGCAGACCGTTGATGTCGGCGATCGGATGCGAGTGGGCGAGGGCAGCGGCGCCGATATTGGCCAGCACTTGTGCCGGCGTTTTTTCCGCGAGTGCGCCAGTGCCGTTGCCCACCAGGTAATTGCCCGCGGTGAAGCTGCCGGCGCCGGTACCGCCGCGCGCCACCAGCAGGGTGCCGCTGGTGATGTCGGCCGCGGAGTGTTGGTGCGCGGACGGCGTGAAAGCGTCCGGTACATTGGTGAGGTTGCCGTAGTTGCGGTAGTACGCACCGTGCTGACCGTCGAGCAGATCCGCATCCAGTCCGTTGTTGCTGCCGGTGTCATACGAAGCCGCGCCACGGATGCCCAGCGCGGTGACGAACGCCAGCGCGCTGACCTTGTTGAGCAACGTCTTGACGAAGGCGCTCGGTGCACCGGCGCCGAGGCGATCGTTGAGTGCGGCGAGCAGGCTCTTGGGCGTGATGGCAAGCTGAAGGTCGGTGCCGGTGAGGGTTTCGGCATCGGTGGCGAACCGCACCACGCCGGTGACATCGGTGGTGGCCAGACTCATCTGAAAGTTGGTGTCGCCGAACGTGAGGCTATTGGCGTCAATGTCAGCGAACTGCACGTCACCAGCGAGCAGCATGGTGGCCTGACTGCTCTTTTGCAGCAGATCGGTGGCCTGGCTGTATACCGCGAAGAGCGTGCCATCGGCGAGGTACAGGCCAACACCGCGCACGCTATAGGTGTCGGTACTGTCGTCACGGATGGTCATGTGCAACGTGTCAGCGGCGACCGCTCCGCCGCTGATCGTGCTGATGCGCTTGCTCTCACCCGGGATGATCTTCGTCGTGGGCAGCGCGGTGAAGGGGGTGGCCGTGATGCCGACGCTGACGATGGTGGTGGATGCGGTGCCGTCGTGCGCGGCATTGCTCAATGCGGCGCGACCAGCGGCAGTAACGATGAGTTTGAGTGCGGTCATGGGGTGGCAGCCTCGGCGTATAAATTCAGGCGGGCATAGATGCAAGGGCGGATGAACGCGGCGACGCGAATGCGTCCGGTGAGCGTGGCCGTCTGCGTGAAGGTGAAATGGCTGCGCGTGGGCTTGGTGCGACTGACCTCGGCGATGACGTCGTCGACGAACGCGGCGCTGGCCGGCTCACCGTCGATACCGGACACGGTGAGCTGCATGTCGAAGGTGTACGGGATACCGGGTGGGTCCATCTGCCACCACTCGGTGAGCACCACCGAACCGCCGAAACTGGCGATGACGTCGAAGACGCTTTGCGCGGTGCCCTTGCGTCGGGCGATGTCGATCGCACTGGCGACGCGTGCGCGTTTGACGGCCAGTGGCCAGTAGCTCTTCCACGCGCTGATGCCGAGTGCCCATGCCAGCCACGCGAGCTTGTCTTCCGGGCAGGTGTGCGGGTTCCATAACTCGGCGATGGGCACCGGAATATCCGTGAGGCGTGCGGTGGCGCCCTCGATGGCACGCTCACTGGCTGTGGCATTGGGTGGCAAAAGGCTATTCATCGATTCCGCCATACGCGAGTGCGATCGATGTGCAGTGGGCGGCCTGCGTGCCGCTGATGACGATGTTGGCGCTCGGCGACGTCAGATCCGTGCGCTGGATGCCAGGCACGCGCAGCGCACCGTAGATGCCATCGAGCGTGATGTCGCGATCGAGCTTTTTCGAATTCGCAAGATAGGCCGCGAGATTTTTATCGGAGGCAGCCAACACCAGCTCACTATCCGGACCACCGAAGGTGTAGCGCGTACCGACGATGGCGAAGGGGACGATTTGCGCGCTTTGCACGGTGACGTGATCGGTCA